TATAAGCCCTGCATATTTACCATCTTCTTCTGCATTAACAGCTCCGTCAGGACTAGCTCCACTATTCTTAATAACAGGGTGGTCAAAGAATCCAACTTCTGTTACAGATACCCCTCTAGTTCTTTCATAAAGCGCCCTAGCAGCACTTTCTCGTTCAATACCATCTAGCATAGCCTGATTAACAAAACTATCGCCTTTCTTGCCTGTAAGACGTTCTGATACTAATTGAACAAGGTAGTTTTGACGTGATGTAGATACGCCTGTTTTAGTCTTGGCAATAACATCCGATATTCTGGATGCTGTCACCTTGCCTAATCTTTGCTGAAACCACTCTTCTGTGCGTTGTTCAATCATAGAAAGTCCTTGCTAGATACTGCCTTTAGAGCTGGTTGTTCTGACTCTGGAATATCCTCACCGCTATAGATATATAAGCCAATACCATGTAATGCAATAGCTTTAGCTAAACAACGCTGCATAGCTGTATTAACTGCCATAGCATCAGGGTTAGGAATAGCTTGGTTTCTAAAGTTAAGCACAGGTAATTGTGCAGTCATAGACTTACCAAACGCATGGACTGTGCAGAATACCATGAGTGTTTCACCAAACTGTTTAGGTTCACCATATCCCCATGAAGCAGTTGGGTCTTGCTGTAGAAGTGTATCCACAGCCCAAGCCCATGATAAGTATGATAGACCATTCTTTTTCTCAATGTGGTCTGATACATTAATCTTGCGTAATTCGTTATAGTTCATCTTTCTCTCCTGTTGTTGTAATTCTTGTTGATGTTGTTCCATCATTACCTGGTCGTAGTGTTGTTGTTGACTCATTTGCTCTCTCCCATTTATCGTTATCTAGTTTAAGTTCGTCATTCAATCGTTTAAGAATATCTGCTATCTGTTCTAAACCATTCGCCATATTATATACCCCCAAAATACAAAAAGGAATAGCCATATGTATTTATTCATCATGCTTCTCCTGTTGGTCAAGTTTATATTGGGCTTCTTCTTCTAATCTGTCAAGTCTATCCATTTCATCTAAATATGCGTCTGGGTCTAAATGTCTTTCCATTATATAGCTCCTGCAAACTTGCCCATAGCCCAAAGGCAAAAGGCTACATAAACCCAAAATGCTACTGATAATACTATCATTGTTGAAATTTTCATGTCTCTCTCCTAAAAAGAGGGGAGTTTCCTCCCCTTTGTTATTATGCTACTCTTCTTTTTTCTTCTGTCAAGTAATGAACCCAGTCAGAAAATTTATAGTATACATCAACTGCTTCTTGAGTTCCAAATTCACTACAAGGAACTGGTTGCTTCAATTGAGAATTTATCATTGAGCCAGTTAATTGAGCTAAATAAGCCAACTCTCTTTCTGAAAAATTAATTTCATGTTTTTTACTTTTCATGTTACTCTCCGTTTTGTTAAAGAATTGTTATTGCACATAAGATAATTTATCTTATAAATACATCATAACATAATAAAAACAACTTGTCAAGTCTTTTTTTTAATTATTTTTAACAAATTAGATTGACAAGGGTAATTAATAGCATTATAATATCGATACTTTCAATTAAAAAGGAATTTTTATGACTTTAGAAGAGGCTTTATCACACTTTAACAATTCTCGTAGGGAGTTGGCAGAGGCTTTAGGTGTTTCTACCCAGGCAGTTCAATATTGGGCTGACGAAGAGCAAATACCAGAATTAAGAGCTTATCAGATTAAAGAAATTATATCAAACAGAAAGTAGGGTATATGAAATATAGGATAGTTAATTTTCGTAAATTTCAAAACTTCCATGATAGGAAACCACCATGGATTAAATTATACAGGGATTTGCTAGACAATATGGATTGGTTTATGTTAAGTCCAATAGCTAGCAAAAGCCTTATAAACCTATGGCTTCTAGGTTCTGAGTCGTTTGGTAATCTTCCAGATGATTTTGAAATTGGCTTCAGATTAAGACTTAATCAAAAAGAACTTGAATTAGTTATGAAAGAGTTAATTAAGTTTAAGTTTGTAGAAGAAGGTAAGTATGAACTAAAAGGTTCTGAAGATATGTCTATGAATGAACGCATTAGGGAAACCAATGGATTTGCTAGTAGATATATTAAAAATGAAACTAAAACAGAAGTATTAGTAAGAGATAATCATAAATGCCAATCTTGTGGTTCTGATAAGAAATTAGAGTTTGACCACATTATTCCTGTTTCTAAAGGTGGTTCTTCTGAGGCAAATAACCTTCAATTACTATGCAGGTCATGCAATAGAAGCAAAAGAGCATTATCAAAAGAAGAGTTTGCTACGCAAAGCACAGAAAAAAACAGCGTTAGTCGTAGCCTAGAGACAGAGACAGAGGCAGAGAGAGAGAGAAAGAAACATATCTATAGCGTTGAGTTTGAAAAGTTTTGGGATACCTTTCCTCCTAATCCAAGAAAGACTGGTAAAGTTTATGCTTATAAAATATGGACAAGAAAAAGACTAGATGAAAAAATAGATGACATTGTTAAGCATTTGCTTATAATTAGCACTACTGACCAATGGAAAAAAGACAAAGGACAATACATTCCTATGCCATCAACGTATTTAAGCCAGGAGAGATTTGACATGGAAATTACTGCACAGAAAAAAGTTTGGGAAGGTGGTATTTAGTGAATATAGGTGAAGTAATAGATAAACTAACAGTAAGCCAATCAACAGTTCAAGAATTTTATAACGAGGGGTACGGACATGCGGAGTTTAAGGTTAAAGGTACGGATATATTTGCTGATGACTTGGTCAAGTATTTTAGTGAGGAAGTTCATAGTGGCAAATCGTTGGGCTGGATTAAGACGGAAGATAAGTTCAGGGTTAGGTCTTCGGAACTAACAATTCTTACTGGTGTATCAGGTCATGGTAAGTCTATGTGGTTATCACAAGTTGTATTAGCTATGATGAAACAGAATACTAAATGTTTAATAGCGTCTTTAGAAATGAGACCTGTTCTTACATTAGCTAGAATGATTACACAAGCATTAGGTTCACCAGAGCCAACAGATGATTACATACGTAAGTTTTGTGATAGAGCTAAAGACAAGTTATATATATACGACCAAACAGGAAGCACTAAGTCAGAAGATATGATAGCAACTTTACATTATGGCAAGTACGTGTTAGGTGTAGATGTATTTATTATTGACAGTCTTATGAAATTGGATGACGTGTCTGAAGAGTCATTAGATGGGCAGAAAAGACTGACAAATAGTCTGGCGGTTATAGCACGTGATTTACAAGTCAGTATTTTTTTAGTAGCACATACTAGAAAACTTAAAGATGAGTCAGAGATACCAGACGCTACAAACATTATGGGAAGTTCGCATATTCGTAACTTATGTGATAATATTATTTGTGTATGGCGTAACAGATACAAAGAGAAGTTGATAGAAGAAGGCAAGACTTCTGACGAAGAGTTAAAGATTATTCCAGATGCAAAGGTCTTTGTTCAGAAGCAGCGTAATGCACAATGGGAAGGTTCATTTAACTTTTGGTTTGACCAAAAAGGTTTACGATATAACGAAAGTCCACCAAGATGACCATAAATGAATTTATAAAGCAATGCAAAAAAGTATTTGGAGATGACATTCAATACAAAGCAACTTCTAAAGACGGACAAGTATTTAAAACGAAAGGATGGAGAGATGATAAAGTGGGCACTAACCAAAGACAACTTACCCCAGCTTATAGAGAAACTAAAAAATCTTGATTTTACTAAACGCTGGCGTGTAACAGTAACAGACGCTAAACTTAACCGTAGCCTAGAACAAAACGAAAGACTATGGGAATTGTATACAAGCATAGGTCAGCATCTTGGTATTGAGAAAGACAAGATACATGAACTTATGGGATATAAGTTTTTACGATACCAAACAGAGATTGCAGGTATGCCTGTAGAACTTATAAAATCAAGCACCAAACTAACCACAAGTGAGATGACAGAATACCAACAACAGATAGAGGTATGGGGTCAAACTATGGGTTGGGGATGGGACTACTAATGAAGATATTAATAGCTTGTGAGTTTAGTGGAACTGTAAGAGAAGCATTTACAAAGTTAGGTCATGATGTAACTTCATGTGATATTGAGCCAACAGATATTCCAGGTAAACACTATCAAGGTGATGTAAATGATATTATTAATAATGGTTGGGATATGATGATTGCATTTCCACCATGCACACATTTAGCTGTAAGTGGTTCTAGACATTTTGCTCAAAAAAGAGCAGATGGTAGGCAGCAACAAGGTATAGATTTTTTTATGCAAATGATAAATGCACCAATACCTAAAATTGCAGTAGAAAATCCTATTGGAATTATGAGTAGAATTTATAAAAAACCAAATCAAATTATTCAGCCTTATCATTATGGTCACGAAGCAAGTAAGTCAACTTGTTTATGGCTAAAAGAATTGCCATTATTAAAACCTACAAATATTGTAGGAAAAGGTGAAGTTTTTATTAGTTCAACAGGTAAAAAATATCCAGCATGGTCTCATGATGCAGTTGGTAAAAATGGTAAAAAAGTTGGTTACAATACTGACGAAATGAAAAAGATAAGAAACAAAACATTTCAAGGTATAGCAGATGCTATGGCAAACCAATGGGGTAAAAATGAATTATCGTAACCCTAAACTACTTAAACTAGCAGATGGCGCATCATGTATGATGTGTTCTATGCAAGACGGAACAGTTGTTGCTGCACACTCTAATCAACTACGTGATGGCAAAGGCACAGGAATTAAATCTCATGATTATCGTATAGCTTTCTTATGTCATCAATGCCACCACATGATAGATAATGATAAGTCATTAGACAAACATGATAGAATAGCAGCATGGGAAGAAGCACATAGAAAAACTATAGGTTGGTTATTTACTAACGGACATTTAACTGTTAAATGATAAATTTATTGCATGGTGATTGTTTAGATAAACTTAAAACATTAGATGACTGTAGTATAGATTTAACTGTTACTAGCCCACCTTATGATAATTTAAGAACATATAATGGATTTACATTTGACTTTGAAAATATAGCAAAAGAATTATTTAGAGTTACAAAGCAAGGTGGTGTTATTGTATGGGTAGTAGGTGATGCAACAATTAAGGGAAGTGAAAGTGGAACGTCATTTAGACAAGCATTATATTTTAAAGATATAGGGTTTAATTTACATGACACAATGATTTATCAAAAAGGTTCTTTTCCTCCAACATTTCCTAAAACTAAAAGATATCAAAATGCTTTTGAGTATATGTTTGTATTAAGCAAAGGAACACCAAAAACATTTAATGGCATACAAAGAGACAAAAGCCCTAATTCAATATATACAAGAAAAAGCAAATCATCATTTAGAAAAGCAGATGGTAGCTTTACATACAACGAACAAATAGATACTAGCAAAGCAACAACCATTGAATTAAATGTATGGAAAATTGATTGTGGTTATATGAAGTCTACTAAAGACAAAGAAGCATACAAACATTCAGCTATCTTTCCAGAAAAATTAGCTTATAATCATATTATTACTTGGAGCAATGAAAATGACATAGTTCTTGACCCAATGATGGGAAGTGGTACAACAGGTAAAATAGCTAAACAATTGAAAAGAAACTTTATAGGTATAGAGATTTCAGAAGAGTATATGAATATTGCAACAGAAAGGATAAATAATGGGTAAAGGTTCAGCACCAAGACCATATAGCGTAGACGCAGATACGTTTGAAAGTAACTGGGATAAGATATTTAAAAAAGAAGGTATTACTTTAACTGAAGAAGAGTTAGCTAATGTTCTTATCATAGAAGATATTGTTAAGCATCACCGTAAAAAACAAAATAGTGATGACGTATCACCACACGCTTATGAATACGAACTTAATAAGTCTACCGGTGATGTGGAGAAAAGATTTATAGACGGAATATCTAAACCTAACGAAAGTCAATTTAATGGCAAGTAAATCACCTACGCAGTTGAGTTTAGCTAAATTACGAGAAGAAGGATACACAGTAGCAGTAGTAGAACATTGGAACGCATTTGCAAGAATAAGACAAGACTTGTTTGGTTTTATAGACTTATTAGCTTTAAAGGGCAAAGAAGTATTAGCAGTTCAAACTACAACTGCAAGCAATATGTCAGCTAGAGTAAAGAAAATAGCAGACCATGAAAACGTAAATGCAGTTCGTGAGGCAGGTTGGACTATTCACATTCATGGATGGCATCAAGATGATAAACGTAAATGGCATTGTAAAATTAAGGATGTATCGTGATATATAAACAAAAAATTTTAGATTACATTAAAGAACCTAAAACTATAAAAGAAATAGCCGAACATTTAGAAGCAAACTATCATACTGTAAAAAATACACTTAGTGATATGAGAACAGAAGGGTTATTACACGCATATAAAGACAATAACACTAGACTTATGAATTATTACATTCCACAACCACATCCACTACAAGCTATATTTGGACACACAGCAAACTTTACAGAAGACCAGATAAAAGGTGTTATTAGTCATAATGCAGATGATGCTAAACACAATCTTCAGCAAAGAACTACACAAGAAACTTATGGTCAAAGCGTAGCTTATACGCTAACACAATATGATTAGTATGGAACGCTTATTGTCTATTATAGAAGACTGGGCTTTATGGATGAAGTCTGATAATCATAAGTTAGGTTATCCGTCTAAAAGCATAGGCATGTCATCAGGAGGCGAGTCAACTTCAGAAGCATTTGAAGAGATGTGTTCTGCTCAAGATATGAGTAATATTAGAACCATACACGCTATTGTGCATAGCTTAGAACAAGGACAACAAGACGCTATCTATGCTAAATACTTAGGTGCTAAACCACCACTAGCCTTTTACTGGCAATTAGAGATGGCTTATGATAATTTACTGACAATAGCAGAAAGACGAATAAACGCATAATCTTGTTGCACATATCTTAATAGGCATGCTATAATACTGTTTGTTGGATAACTCCTGTCTCAAAGAAACGTGATTTTACAAAAGCCTGACTGCACTCTCTCCGTGGTTGGGCTTTTTCTTTTATGAAACTATCTATTTGCGAACAATGTGGTGAACCATTTGACTTCACCGAGTATAGCCTATGTAATGATTGCAGATATGACCACCGATTTATCAAGTTAAGGAAAGATAATGAAAGCAAAGACCAAATCAATGAAAAAGGTCAGCAAGGTAATGAAGGAATTTAAAGCAGGAACTTTAAATGTAGGTAAGTCATCAAAGAAAGTGTCAAATCCAAAACAAGCAATAGCAATCGCCCTCAGCGAAGCTAATATATCTAAAAAGAAAAGGAAATAATTATGCCAATGGTTGGAATGAAAAAATTTGCTTACACAGAAAAAGGTAAGAAAGAAGCTAAAGAATACGCTAAGAAAACAGGCAAAGCTATGGCTGCTAAACCTATGAAGAAGGCTGCTAAACGTGGCAAGTAAACCAGGTTTATGGGCTAACATCCATGCTAAGCGTAAAAGAATAGCAGCAGGCTCAGGTGAAAAGATGCGTAAACCAGGTACAAAAGGCGCACCTACAGCTAAAGCTCTAAAACAATCAGCAAAGCCAGTTAAAAAGAAATGAGTGTCTGGCAAAAGAAAGCAGGTAAGAACCCTAAAGGCGGTTTAAACGCTAAAGGTCGTGCATCTTACAATAAAGAAACAGGTGGTAATCTAAAGCCACCAGTTAAATCAGGGGATAATCCTAGACGTGCATCATTCTTAGCTCGTATGGGTAATATGCCAGGACCAGAACGTAAACCTAACGGTGAACCAACAAGATTATTACTATCCCTAAAAGCATGGGGAGCATCTAGTAAAGCAGATGCAAAAGCAAAGGCAAAGAATATTAGCTCACGCAATAAAAAGAAGTAATGGTAAAACTAGATATATATGTAGGATATGATGGCAAGGTAGAACCAATTGCTTATCATAACTTTTGCCAGTCAGTTATAGAGAAGTCATCTATACCGGTAAGTTTTACACCATTAGCACTAAACACTTTAAAAGACTACAAAGAAACACATACAGACGGTAGTAACGCATTTATCTATTCACGCTTTCTAGTGCCATATCTAAACAACTTTAAAGGTATCGCACTATTTGTTGATGGCGATATGATTTGCCGAACAGATATAGCGGAGATACTAGCTAACTTTGATATAGACGAAGCAATTAAAGTTGTAAAGCATAACTACACAACAAAGCATCCAGTTAAATACTTAGGTGCAAAGAACGAAGACTATCCTAAAAAGAACTGGTCAAGCGTTATGTTATGGAACTGCTCGCATTGGCTAAACAAACAATTAACACCTAAGTTTGTGCAAGAGCAAACAGGTAAATATCTACACAGGTTTGAATGGCTCAAGTATCCAGAAGAACAAGTAGGTAAGCTAGACGAAACATGGAACTGGTTAGAAACAGAATACGAATATAATGCAGATGCTAAGTTAGTGCATCACACATTAGGCACACCATGCTTTAAAGACTATCAGAATACAGACTATAGTCAAGAATGGTGGGAAACATACCAAAGAATGATATATCCTCTAAAAGGAAAAGATAAAGAAAGCGAGCTCTAACATGGCAGGTTTACTTGAATACACCAAGAATGGTCAAGTAACAGAGCCACCATTGTATCGTTTTATGCGAGGCAATGTTCAGTCTTTCTTAAACTCTATACCTGACCCTAGTGGTCTTACTAGAGAAGAACAGTTAAATTTAGCAGCAAATATTACTCCTACTACAGGTATATTAGGTACATTTATTGGTGCAGGTTCTAAACTATGGAATTCTACTACCAATGATATAGCTAAAGCGTTAGAGAAAAAAGGTGTAGCACCTGAAACTATATGGTCGCAAACAGGTAATGTAAAAGCTCCTGACGGTAAATGGAGACAAGAGATAGCAGATACAAATGTAGATTTAGTTCCTAACTACAAAAAACTTATTAAAGACTATGGTGTAAGAAAGCAATCTGGAATTTTATCACATAATAATTTGTATGAAGCATATCCTGAATTAAAAGATGCTTATATGCAACAATTAAGAGCATCAGAAGTTGCATCAGGAACAAGGGGTTCTGCTGGAAATAATACTATTGAATTAAATTTTAGTAAAGACCCAAAAAATAAACTAATTTCTACTGCATTACATGAAAATCAACATCTAATACAAGATTTAGAAAATACAGCTAGAGGAGGAAGTCCAGAAAACTTTCCATCATCTCAAGATATAAATGATGCAAAAATTATGGCTAACTTAATAAACAAAGGTAGTTTACCTAGCGAAGCTTCAAAATGGTTTAAAGATAATTTAAATAGAAACCCATCTTTATCTGCTATGGACTTAGCAACAAAACAAAATGTAGATTTATTTAACATGCCATCAGCTACAAATCAATATGAAAGATTATTAGGAGAGGCAGAAGCTAGACTTACGGAAAACAGATTTCCTTTAACACAAGAACAAAGATTACAATATTATCCTTATGCACAAGGGAAATACGGATTAGATGTACCTTACGGTGAATTAATAGTGCAAGGTTTACTGAAATAACAATAGAGGGCAACCAACCTAAGGGAGTTGCAAAACAATGGATAACGAAGAACGAAAAAGACTAGCAGCAGAACGTAGCTCAGAAGTAAATCGGGGCAATACCCATTCTAGTAAAATCAATAGGTTAGCCGCAGATACACTTAGACGTGTACTAATACAAGAAGAAGCTATTAGATTACGTAATGTTACAGAAGCATTAGTAGCTAAAGCAGAAAGTGGTGATGTATCAGCCATAAAAGAAGTCTTTGACCGTATGGATGGTAAATCAGTAGCTACAACAGAATTAACAGGACCAGATGGTTCTAACTTACCTAGCGGAATAGGAATACTCTTTGTCAAGCCAGACGATAGCCCAGTTTCCGAGTAAGCTAGACTTCTTATTTGAGCCACACCGTTACAAAGTAGCATACGGTGGTAGAGGTTCTGGTAAGTCATGGTCTATGGCAAGAGCATTGCTTATAAAAGCAGCTAATGAGCCAACACGTGTCTTATGCGCACGTGAAATACAAAAGTCTATCAAGCAGTCAGTTCATACATTACTTAATGACCAGATACAATCATTAGGTCTAGGAGCTTTCTATGAAGTCTTGGAAGCAGAGATTAGGGGTATTAACGGTAGCACGTTTAGCTTTACTGGGTTAGCTACTAATACTGTTGAGTCCATTAAGTCTTTTGAAGGTTGTGATGTTGTATGGGTAGAAGAAGCTCAGACTGTTAGTAAGAAGTCATGGGACATATTAATACCTACAATCCGTAAGCCGAACTCAGAAATCTGGGTAAGTTTTAACCCTAACATAGATACAGACGATACATATACAAGGTTCGTGGTTAATCCACCAGAGAACGCTAAGGTTGTAAAAGTAAACTATACTGACAATCCTTGGTTTCCTGAAGTATTAGAGATAGAACGCCAACACAGTTTAAAGACTAACCCTGACTATGCAAACATTTGGGAAGGTGATTGTAAAGCTGCTGTAGATGGTGCTATCTATGCTAACGAGATACGTGAAGCACAAGAGGGTGGTCGTATAACAACAGTCCCTTATGACCCTATGCTAAAGGTTCATGTAGTTATGGACCTCGGATGGAATGATAGTATGTCAGTTATCCTATGCCAAAAAGGTGTATCAGACTTACGCATTATTGGTTACATAGAAGATGACCATAGAACACTAGATAGTTATTCTGGACAACTAAAGAACCTATCCTACAATTGGGGTACAATGTTCTTACCACATGACGGACAGTCTAAAGACTTTAAGCATGGTATATCAGCAGAAGATATTATGAAGAAGTTAGGATGGGATATACGTATCGTACCTAAAGCAGATATAGAGTCTGGTATTAAGTTAGCACGTATGAACTTCCACCGTATATACTTTGACAAGTCAGCACAAAGACTTGTTGAATGTTTAAAGAATTATCGCAGAAGTATAAACTCTGCAACCAACGAACCTGGTGCACCATTGCATGATGAGTTCTCTCATGGAGCAGATGCGTTCAGATATTTATGTACCTCTATTGAATCTATGAAGAACGAGTCATGGAGCAAAGAGAAAATACAATATACAAATAGAGGAATTGTTTGATGAATATAGAAGACATGGAAATAATTGCACAGATAGAGGCGCAAGAGAATATAGCCTATGGTGTAAATGATAGTGCATTGTCTAATGATAGAGCAGAAGCGATTGACTACTACCTAGGACAACCATTCGGTAACGAAGAAGAAGGTCGTTCACAAGTTGTATCGTATGACGTTCAAGATACTATTGAGTCAGCATTACCACAATTACTTAAAGTCTTTGTAGCTGGTGACAAAGTTGTTCAGTTTGACCCTAAAGGTCCTGAAGACCAAGAAGCAGCAGAACAAGAAACAGATTATATTAACCATGTAGTGATGGAGCAAAACGAAGGCTTCAAGATATTCTACGTATGGTTTAAAGACGCACTACTCTCTAAGAACGGTTATATAAAAGTATATGCCGAAGAAGAAGAGGAAGAAGAGGAATACGAGTATAAAGGTCTATCTGATGCACAACTACAAATGTTGGCTTCAGATGATAATACAGAAGTATTAGAGCATACTGGCTACCCTGACCCAAGTGTCAACATGGATGTTGTCTATCAACAAGCAGCCATGAATGGTGTAGACCCAGCTACAGTTATGCAACCTATGTTACATGATGTTAAGCTCAAGGTTACAGAAAAGAATACAGAGATTCATATTGAGAACGTAGCTCCAGAAAACATCATGGTATCTGTAGAGGTTAATGGTCCTAACCTACAAGATGCTAAGTTTGTTCAACATAGAGAAGTGATGCAGTTAGCTGACATTGCTGAATCGTTTGACAAGCCACTAGATTATATTAAGTCTGTTATGTCAGACCTACGTGATACGTTTGAAGAAGAGTCTAATGCACGTGATATTTATGATGAAGAATATGATAGAGCTATTGAGTCACAAGAAGCACTCGTTAAAGACACATACATTAAGTTAGATGGTGAAAGATATAGAGTAGTCGTATTAGGTAACACAGTTCTTTATAAAGAGAAATGTGAGTATGTACCTTTCGCATGTATCACACCTATGATAATGCCACATAGACATATTGGTCGTTCTTATGCTGACTTGACTATGGACATCCAGTTAATTAAGTCTACCCTTATTCGTGGTCAGTTAGATAATATGTATTTAGCTAACAATGGTCGTTATGCTATCTCAGACAGAGTAAACCTAGATGATATGCTAACGTCACGCCCAGGTGGTATTGTTCGTGTAGAAGGTGACCCAGGTTCAGGTATTATGCCTTTATCACATCCACCACTACCAGCATCATCATTCGGTATGGTTGAATACATGGACTCTATGAAAGAAAAGAGAACAGGTATCACAGCTTACAATCAAGGCTTAGATGCTAACAGTCTTAACAAGACAGCTACCGGTGTAGCACAGATTATGAATGCGTCTCAACAACGTATCGAGTTAGTAGCTAGAACATTCGCTGAGACAGGTGTAAAAGAGTTATTTAAACTTGTGCATTACTTAGTGAGAACAACGCTTACTAAACCAGACATTATTCGTCTACGTAACAAATGGGTAGAAGTAGACCCTAGAGAATGGAAAGCTCGTAAAGACTTATCTATCTCTGTAGGCTTAGGTGCTGGTAATAAAGACCAACAGTTAGTTCACTTAACATCTATCTTGAATATGCAAAAAGAAGCTATTGCTGTTGGCTTAACTAACCCTGAAAAGATATATAACGCACTCGCTAAACTTACACAGAATGCAGGCTTTAAGAACCCTGAAGAGTTCTGGGTTAATCCAGCTAATACACCTGAGCAAGAAGGTCAGCAAGACAAGCCTTCTGAAGCAGAGATTATGATTCAAGGTCAGTTACAGATTGAACAACAAAAAGCTCAAGCTCAACTACAACAAGAGCAAGTACGTTCACAGAATGATGTTATAATTGAACGTGAGAAGATAGCAGCACAAGCTGAGTTAGAAAGATTCAAGGCTCAACTTAAAGCAGAGACAGATTTAGCTATCGCACAAATCAAAGCACAATCAGGAATGATATATGGCGGATAAGTCATTAGAAGAAGTTAAACGTGGTGAACAAGCAACACAGATATTAGATAACCCTATCTACAAAGAAGCTATGGATAAAGTAAGAGAAAGTCTTATTGCTAGTATGGCTAACAGTCCACTAGGTGATGAGAAGACACATAACAAATTAGTTATCGCACTACAACTACTAAACCAAATAAACAAGCAACTTACTGACGTTATGCAAACAGGTAAGTTAGCAGCTATCCAAACGGACAGACCTAAGTTTAAGATATTTGGGTAAGGACAAGCCCACTTAAAGCCTACTTCGGTAGGTTTTTTTATTGTCTAATTTCAAGGAAATAAAACTATGAGTGACCAAGTCGCAGAACAGTCACCACAAAGTCGGTTAGAGACTATGCTTGGTGATAGTGTTGAATCAGATGTTAAACCACCTGAACTTCAAGACGAAGAAGAACAAACACCACTAGAGGCTGAAGCTGAAGAAACTACTGATGAAGTAGAGACTGAAGAAGAAGCAACAGAAGAATCAGATGACGAAGCTGAGGAAGAAGAACAGTCGCAAGATGAAGTTCCTGCTATCCTTAAACTTAAAGTCAATGGTGAAGATGTTGAGAAACCACTAGACGAAGTAGTAGCATTAGCTCAACAAGGCTTAGACTACACGCAAAAGACACAACAAGTAGCAGAACAACGTAAAGAGCTAGAAGCCTATGCTGAGAGTATAAAAGCTCAAGAGCAAGCCTTTCAAGAGCAGATGCAACTTAACAATGTCTTAATTGAAGATGTAGCAAAAATCACATCATTAGACCAACAATTAAACCAATATGCAAACGTGAATTGGCAACAATTGTCTGATAATGACTTTGTGGAAGCACAAAAACTTTTCTTTACATACAACCAACTACAGCAAGAACGTAGTCAACTTGTTTCACAGTTTGAAGCCAAAAAGCAACAAGTCGTTCAGAAGCAAACGCAATTGATGTCTGAGAAGATAGCAAAAGGAAAAGAAATTCTAGCAAAAGAGATACCAAATTGGAGTCCTGAGACTAACCAAGCATTGTTATCTACTGGCAAGGATTATGGTTTTTCAGATGCAGAACTCAATTCAATTGTTGACCCTCGTCACGTAAAGGTATTGCATGACGCTATGCAATGGCGCAAACTTCAACAGAATTCTACTGTAAAGAAAAAAGTATCAAGTGCTAAACCAGTAGTGAAACCTGGTTCTAAAGATACTAAAGCGGAAGCTAGTTCTGCTCACCGTCAATTACGTGAATCATTACGTAAAACAGGTAAGTCAGATGCAGCTCAAAAACTTATAGAAAACATGCTTTAATTTAAAAGGAAACCATAATCATGGCAGTATCAGCAACCAATAGTTATACCGGTAAAGGTATAGCAGAGTCATTTGAAGATATCATTTTTGATATTTCTCCAGAAGACACACCTTTGCTTTCAATGGCAAAGCGAATGAGCGCCGGACAAACCTATCACCAATGGCAGGTTGACGCTCTCGCAGCAGCAGCTACTAACACAGCAGTTGAAGGTGATGACGCTTCATTCTCAACATTAGCAGCAACAACAGTATTAGGCAACTATACTCAAATCTCACGCAAAACAGTTCAAATTTCAAACACATATGACGTAGTACGTAAGTATGGTCGTAAGTCTGAAGTTGCTTACCAACTTATGAAAGCTGGTAAAGAAATGAAACGTGACATGGAGTATGCTTTAGTACGTAACCAAGCATCATCAGCAGGTGGACCAGCAACAGCTAGAACATCAGCAGGTATTGAATCTTGGATTACTAACCGAGTAATTGCTACAGGTTCTACAGCAGGTACAACACCTGGCTTCGTAAACGGAATTGTTGCAGCTCCTACAGACGGTACTTCAGTAACATTCATTGAAGCAGACTTAAAGTCAGCTTTACAATTAGCTTGGACAGACGGTGGCGAGCCATCAACAATTCTTATGTCAGCTACTAACAAGTCACGTTTCTCTGGCTTTGCTGGTATTGCTACTAAGTTTGTAGACGTACAAGTTAAAGCACAGGCTTCAATTACTGGTGCTGCGGATGTATATGTATCCGACTTCGGTAACCATACTGTGAAACTTGACCGTTTCATGCGTGACCAAGCAGTTCTATGTATTGACCCAGGCTATGTTGGTTTAGCTTCACTCAGACCTTTAAGCAAAGAAGAACTTGCTAAGACTGGTGACTCAACAAAATGGCTCTTAACAGCAGAGTACGCACTTGTGGTTCAAAACCCAGATGCACATGCTAAGATTCAAAACGTAGGTGCTTAGTAATTAGATATGATATAATGGAGGGAATTAATTTTCCCTCTGTTGTATTTTTATTATGCCAATATTATTTGACCACAATAGCGTAACAGGTGTAAGTCAGTACTTTGACTATGACCCAGCTAAAGATACATACTATCTAACCTCTACTCAAGACTTGAGTGGCATGTTAGACAAGATTAAACAAGCAAGAGATAACCCTGAAATTTGGAATAAAGGTGTTCAAGAAGAGTGGGCACACTTTGCTAGTATTCCACCTGTAGTGGAAATGCAGTTAAAGCAAAAGGGTATAGACATGTATAACCCTGACCAAACTAAAGAACTCATAAAAGAAATAAACGAAAACTATCCATATCTCAAGTTGACAACAAAGAATGGATAAACAAGAAATACAAAAGATACAATTAGCCATACATGACCTTATCAATCAGGAAAAGTATGACGAAGCATTACCACTTATATATTCTGTATTAGAAGAATATCCTAATGAAGCTGCTACACTAAACTTCTTAGGTTATATCTGGTTAATGGGCGATAAGCCTGCATTTGCATATCAGTTCTTCCGTAGAGCATTACAAGAGATGCCAGGCAATAAAGCTATATGGACATCACTAGGTCGTGCAGCACATGAACTAAACATGTATGAAGATGCTCTAAAGTATTTTTTAAAGTCAGCAGAATTAGACCCTACATACGCATTAGCTTATTCTAATGCAGCAGCAACGCTAGTACAAACATCTAAATGGGATGATGCAGAGAAAGCCTGTAAGATGGCTTTAGAATGTAACCCTAACGACTTACATGGTCAACTAAACCTAGCACACACTTACCTAGCTAAAGGTGAATGGGATAAAGGTTGGGCAGAATGGCATAAGTCACTAGGCGGTAAGTTCCGTAAAGAATGGGTATATGGTGACGAAGTAAGATGGGATGGCACTAAAGACAAAACACTTATTATCTATGGCGAACAAGGTCTAGGTGATGAGATATTCTATGGTAGCTGTATTCCTGATGCTATTAGCTCTAGTAAGCAAGTCTATATAGACTGTGACCCAAGACTAGAAGGATTATTTAAACGTAGCTTTCCAGAAGCAGAAGTGCATGGCACTCGTAAAGAAGATAGCCCTGAATGGTTAGCAGATAAGAAGTTTGACTATAGATGTGCCATAGGTGGTTTACCACAGTTCTTTAGACATACGAATAAAGACTTTCCTGGCACACCTTATCTAAAAGCTGACCCTGAAAGACGCATTATGTGGCGTGGGTTATTTGACTCATGGGGTAAGAAAGTTATAGGTCTTACGACTAAAGGTGGTATTAAACATACTAACGCTAAAGGTCGTGAACTCACACAAGAAGACATAGAACCATTATTAAAGCTCAAAGACTATGTGATAGTCAGTTTAGATTATAGCGTAGAACGCAAATTAGACGGTGTTAAATACTTTGACTTTGCGACAAGTGCAAAAGACTATGATGATACAGCAGCGTTAATAGCTGAATGTGATTTAGTATTAGGTGTAAATACGACTGCTCAACATTGTGCAGCAGCTATGGGAGTAAAGACATGGTGTCTAGTTCCTACATGGCATCAATGGCGTTATGCTCAACCTAGTATGCCTTGGTATCGTCACATGAGAATTATCTACCAAGACAATGATACTTGGAAAGAAGTTATCAATAAGGTAGCTAAACAGTTAAATGGGACTTGGTGATTGGTT